TTCCCATATCGAAATCGTCATACATCGCGTTAAAACCCTTTTTCGAAAGTTTTTCAAAATATTTTTTTCTACTAGCAGGACTCCAAACTAAAAACTTGGCAAAATCTTCAAAAGCTTTTTGCTGATCTCGAGGTTTATTACTCTCAATTAATTCTTTATATTTCCTTGCTTCTTTAGAAGCTTGTGCTTTTTTAGTTTGCCCAAATATAAGTCTTCCCATAGCTAAACCGAAACTTGCACTTACTTGATTATCCCCCATCTCTTTAATAAGATCTTTGGCTTTTCTACCTCTATACATTTCAATAAATGCCTCAACCTTTTTTTGTTTAGATGGAGTTATAATATCTTGTACAGTTTTAAAATTATATTCAAAAGTTTTTTTAGCATTACGGGTTACCTCTATATAATCCTTATATGCTGTTCTATAGACTTCGGCATCTTTTTCTGTATAATTGACATATAAACCACCAGTCTTTAAAACTAATTTAGGATCCATAGTAACATGATGAACACTTTGACCTTTTTCTAAAACTCTTAGATCGTGCTTTTGTGTATGGATGTCCCAAGAACTAACTTGACTACGATTTCGAATTCCGGATATAGGATCGTGTCTAACACCCCATCTCATACCGAGAATACCAGTGTGTATTAACCGTTTTTTTTCTGAAATATCCATACTTAGCTCCTAATCAAAAGTTTCCTTATTGGCTTTATAAGCTATATATGCATCCATCATGGCTGCAACTGGATCGATTTTTTGTTCGTACCGTTTTTTCAAAAGTTTCCTATTACCATTAGTATCTTCAAGTGTAATAGCATTACCCATTGCAAAAGTCATAAGTTCTTGATCAAAAATAAGCATTCGCTCCTCAGAAAGAGTCTTTAATTCACCAAGCGGAACAGATTCTGTCTTTGAACCTTGAATAACTTTCTCTATCCCATAAGATCCATTCTCCCTTTCCCATCTCTCGATAAATTCTTTTGCATTATAAGGATCGAATCCTACACAACGAACATCATAACTTGAATCTAATATAAAATTGTCTAAATCATCATAAACCTCCATCATATCTAAAACTGTGCACTCGAGAACTTGAAGACTAGTTTCTTCGAGAAACTGTTCATATTTCATTCTCATAGCACCTGGTAATTTCTTTAAGGTTAATGAAGTAATATAACAACGAGTCTTAATTCCAAAAGATCCGTTCGCTAATGGGAATAAGAATAAGAAGGCACAAAAATCATCTCCTTGCGAAAGATCGAATCCCAGAGCACACGGTAATGACCAAAAATCTCTATGCCTATGCGGTAATGTCTCTTCATAAGTAAAGAAATATGTGTAACCTTCCATGGGAATTCCAAACCTTTTTGCAAGAATATCATTTCTTGTAGAAGGTACTTTTTCTGCCCTTTCAACATCTAATTGATACGTTTCATAGGTAACAGTTCTTCCAAGATTAGGATTAGCTTTCAACCACATTCTTGGATCGTTTACTTCTTGAATATCATCAAGTTTATAATACCAAATAGAAACATGGGGATTAATATAATCACCCTTAAGTATGTCCATCAACTCCATCTTAATAGTATCACCACTACTATTACGAATGGTTCCTTCTGAACTCATTGCAACAATTAAATAATTATCAAGTTTTGAAGCACCCTGTTCGATAGCCCCAACAACATCTTCGCGAATATCCCCTGATAGCCATTCGTCAATTGTGGCGATCATAGGACGTAATCCTTGAAGTTTATCAATTGACATCGGACGTATCTCAACTAAGGAACCAGTAAGAAAATTCTCAATTCCTTTTTTTGTGGATGCCAATTTTTGACGAGTCGCACGCGAGCCCGTTGTATTTTGCAAAGATCCTTCTGTGAGAAATTGAAAGAGTGGACCCCGAGATCTAGTAATTGAGGTTCGTAGTGGAGACATAACTTCTTCGGCTTGTTTCATTGTTGGCGCCGTAGTAATTTGATGGGTTGTTGCAGTGTCAACATTTAAAAAATAATTATGTATACAAGAAGCGTACATCGATTTAGCAGCGCCACGAGCAACAATTAAGTATTGTTTATTAACTAGGCGCTTTTTAATTCGCTTACGTATATATTTCCCACCACGATTATTAGCACTTGGTACATAAATACTTCGTTCGACGAAGTAATACCATCCAAAAATTTGTTCTGCCCACAATTTAAAAGTGTCAAGTAAAGTTAAATCACTACCATCAGTTAGGGTGAGTTCAGATTCGCAAAAGCGAACAAAACCTTCTACAGCCTGATCATCATAGAAAACCCCAGGATTTTCGATAAGTTGATCGATCCTATTCATCTCCATAGAAATTTCTTTGCATACTGGAATTTCTCCTTCTATTACTTTTTCCCGAAATTCTCCATAGTAAATAGGAACTGCTGTATTTGATAGAGACATAATTAAAAATCCTTCATTTTATAAAATTTCTAATAACTTTTCCTGGACCCAAATTAATCATAGTTCTTGCCCTTCAAGAATATATATAATCTAGTTCAGTTTGAAGATCTTCCGCTTCTTTAAATTTTTTATATTTCATTAATCTTTGAATATCTTTAGTAGCATCTTCATATTGTTTCTTTTCAAATCTTTGTATCGCTTTTTTTACTGCGGTTTTGCCCGATTTGATAAGAGGATCATCACTCATATCCTTCTTCCAATCTTTGTTATAGATAACCTTTTTAATAGTTTAGTGCGGTTTCTTTTTCCAAATAATCTATTAACTTTTCTCCCATCGGCATCTTTAGCAAAACTTGTTTTTCTATGATCTCCCGCTTTTGAATCATTAGAAGATGATGCTTTTCTATGACCCCACTTCATTCCCATAATGCCAACGTGTTTTAATTCATCGTTGTTCATTTTAAATTTTCCTTTTTCATATATATGGATATATAACTTTCATTGCTTTATATTTAGCATCTAATACTAGATTTCCTGCGCGAGCCTCATTTAACAATTGCTGTATTTTTTGACGTCCATGTTTTTCAGCTGCTGCAAATTTTTTATCACTAGTTCTCCGCTGGACGAGGGAGCCGATAGTATAACCACCTACTCCAACAAGAACAACCCCAACAAGTTTTTGAGCATTATTTAATGACCTTAACGGGGACTGTCCTTTTGATTTTGTGTTACTTAATCTTTCCCGTAATACAGCAATCTTTTGGGCATCTAATTTTTTCTGATGAGGCTTTCCTTCTAACCTAGAAAGTTCCTTTTTATCTAATACTTCCTGACGTCCTTTAGTAAGCATTGTTTGCTTACGATAAAGTTGACCGCGTCTAGTACCCCAACGCATACCTATAACACCGACGTGTTTTAGTTCATCGTCCATTAAACATATCCTTTCTAGATACTTAAGTTTTTTTAACAGCCTTAAACACTTTTAAAAGCAGAGGTTTTCCAACTGCAGCTAAAGCAATTATTGAAGCGGTTACAGCGGATACTTTACCAATTCCCACAAATACAGAATCAACACTTTTTTTACCTTTAGCTACTTTATTAGGATTAAGATCTTTATATCTTTTTTCAAGTTGCAGACGTTTTGCTATTTTCTCAATATCATCATTACTCATTTCGCTTAGACGCTTGGCTTTTATAGCAGCGGCTGCTTTATGATCAGCACTCTCATTCCTAGGTTTCTTTCCACCGGTTTCACCCGGCATGTTACGTTTCAATCGCACAGGTTCACTATTCTCTTGCTTAGGTTTTTTTCCACCGCTTTCGCCTGGCATGTTTCGTTGACTCCGAACACCCCATCGCATACCCATAACACCGACATGTTTTAAATATTTATCAACTTTATCTTTATCAGTTTGGATTAATTGCTCATCTTGAATTGACAAAGAAGTAATAAAACCATTTTCGTCTATATCAGCTACATAAGTTGTTTGATTCATGGTTCAACCTCGTCAATTTGAAAAATGGGTAAACCATTATCATTAAATCCCGCTCTAACTTTTCTAGTACCAGAAGGACTCGTACCATACTTTTTACTTGCTTCTTCATTAAGAATTTTAGTAAAAGTATCAGTGTATTCCTTCATATACTTTTTTTGTAACGGTTTATCTTTTAATAAATTTTTACCTTTATATTCGGATTTACTATTAATCCTTTTAATTTCACTTACATTCATTCTATAAGCTGCTGCATTGTAAACATCGACTTTAGTTCTAATCTTATTTGTAACATTTTTTGCCCATTTTTTATCTTGTCTACCCCCAGCCTGTGGAGTATTACCACTTCGTACACCCCACTTCATTCCAAGAATACCAACATGTTTTAATTGATTATAATTCATCGATCCTCCAATTCCAGACTCAACTTGAGCTGATTCAAATTTAATATATTTAACCTTATTATCTTCTAACCACTTTTTAGCTTGTTCTACAGTAAAGTTATTAACGGAAAATCGATAAGCTTGAACTATCATGGAAGTTCCACCTTTTAACTTAGCTACAATTATTCGAATTCCGTTTTTTAATTCTTTACTTCGAAAAGAATCAGGAATGAACTCTCCAGGATCTATCACTCTAGCTGCGTGTTCATTAGGATATGGCATGTATACACTCCATTATATTATTAAATTTCTTATATAGCTTTTACTACCCAGTTATCAAACACACAACCGTCTTCCATATCTTCTCGGTACAAACCCTTCGGCTGCCATAAGAGTTAAGTACTTAATGTTATCCCCGTACAAGGGGTTTGGCTCAGCACCGGAAGGACTTTCTGTAAGAGAAACTAAACCATTCCATGGTACGCCCAAAGGATACCTACCATTACTATCCATTAGATATAAAACAGCACGATCAATACCCGTCTCAAAGAATCTTTTTCCTGTATCGCTCCAAACAAGTTGGGTCATAGTTTTTTCTTTAGTCCTCATCCAATTTCCACCAGGCATATTTACCAACTCCGAAAATAGTATCAAGATCGGAAGTTGTTAATATTCCAGTGTCAAGTTTAGTATGAATTGTCAACATTTGTTGTGCGGTGGCGACTACACCAAATGAGATAATACAATCACTGGCCCATCCGTTCCAACGAGGATTACCTATTCTAGCACCCCACTCCCATAAAGGTTGTGTCCATAATGGATTACCAACCGATCCACCTTGTTGCACACCATTTATATCAAAATAAAATGTACCTGCTAAATTCGAGGCCCTTATCCCCAATGTCATCCAATCTAAATCGTTACAAGCTACAGTCCGAGTAAAGTTTGGAGGAAAAGAACTATTCATATAAGTACACTCGATTGCGTTTCCATTCGGACTTATGTTGATCGTAAGATCGTTAGCAAATGGGTAAGAATAAAAAACTAGTAGTTCATGAAATTCGTTCCAGTCTAGCAACGAATTTACTTTACCTCGAATAATTGCGGTAATCTCATCTCCATCAAATAAAGCAGCAAATTCGGGTGAATAAATATTTGTAAAACAATCATCCGTCCCATTATAATAAGCTCGATTAATCGGACCAGCTAACACCACACCCGATCTATGTAATCCAAACAAACCGTTCGCCCCATAATCAATAGCAAATGGTAATTTTCCTAACATTCCATCTTTTTTATTTAATAAAATATTTTCATCAATAACAACCGGGATTTCAACTTGAACCATCAAACGCCATTCTAATTCTTGGATCTGTTTTTGAATTGCGTCTACTAGGTACGAATTATTTGGAGGATCAAAGGATAAACGAACTTTTTGAAAAATGTAACTTTTAGCAGATTCGAGCATAGAAGCATATTTACCTACTAAGAGATTATCCCAGGTTTCGTTTTCGCCTATCACTTTAAAACCACTAGACGGACCAACTCCTAATTGATTTAAACTCCATATGGCAGTATTAATATCAAGAAGAATATTTGTATCAAATCCGTTATAATCCGCCTCGACACCTAGTGCTGTTTTTACTGTGTTTAATATGCTATCCATATAAACTCCTTTAGCAAGTTAGCGCCAAAGAGTCGTGTCATTAGGACGACGAACAATAGGCGGTTTGGGAAGTAAAGACTCATCACCGAAATGAATAGCACGATGAGTATTATAAGTTGTACAAATAAGAAACTCGGGATCAAAAATATCTGGATTACCAGATTCAATATCTTCAATGCTAATAGGATTCATATGATGAATAAGAATCTGAATTTCAATCTCGTAACCAGTTATACCAAGATCGCATGCTTGGTCTCTTTCAATTACTATATATCTAGTATTTTTCCATTCCCTAGATCTATACAAATTTTGATTTAAATATCGATCAAAGCCAAATGTAGATTCTCCCACACTGCCTTTTAAACTAAGATATTTAAAACGCTCTTCAAATGTTAATATTCTTCGCAACTCTCTGTAGGATCTAATCTTCGACATCATCTTCCTCTTCTTTATTACCACCATAAGCACGCATGGCACTTAAAGCATTGGCGTAAAGTTCTTCAATCCGTTTGACAGACTGAAGAGCTTCAGTTTTTGCTTTGAGAAGTTCGTTTTCATTAGTCAACTTTTCTTTCTCTAATCGTTCTTTAGTGGTAGCAAGTTTTAGAAAATGGGTAATAACCTGTGCTGATGCTGTTCCATCAGAAAGTTGCTTTTCGGCCAAATCAACGGCTGCTTGTACTAACTGATTCTCACGTGCCTCAGGAGTTCTTGCAGGAGGACGACGTCTTTTTGGCTCTATAGTACCTTTCTTGGACGCATCCATGGTTTTCATAAGAATTTCCTTATTTTTTTAATAGATTCCAAGCACTT